TAACTTAGAAGGATCAAAATCGCCTTTTGTTTTAATGGCTTCATTGATATTACCTTTGAATTTTTCAATTTCTTCTGTTAAATAATTTGAATACTCAAGCATTTGCTTTTTGGTTACAAAGTCTTCGTTCATTTTAAATAATTCATTTATTTTTGACTCGTCGGATATATCATATACCCTAAAGTTAGCTGATTCGTTAAATCCCAAACTTTCGTTTAATGATTTAACTTCCATTCGTGCTGAGCTAAAGCCTGGATCAGCAACGGCATCATAAGTAAATAACTTTTTTACAGTTACGGTACCATCTGATTCTGTGATGCCTGCGGCTCTAGATGATACGAAAATTGGGCAACCATCATCAACAAGTGCTTTCGCCTCTTTACCCCAATGGGTATTAAGCAATCTAATTTCGCCTTTTACAATGTTAGTTTCTTTAACAAAATAGGCTTTTTCGATTGTGTGTGAAACTCTTGATAATGAAGTGTCAAAAACATCGGGATGATCAAATTCTCCATAAACTACGCCAAGCTGTTTTTTACGACTTATTAGTTCGTCAAGGTGGGGAAGGAATTTATCCGCAGTATATATCCTATCATTACGATTTTTGATATTAAATTCTGTGAATGTACCTTCTAGAATGTACTGACCCTTTTTACCTTGTTCAGCAGATGCGTGTTCATTTAGTTTTAGACCGTCCATACAATGTTCTACAATAAGGACTGGTTTCATAAATTTTATAGTTTTTCTTTATATATTCATTAAAAAATATCATTTTTTTCTATTTTTGAATTAATCAGGTATTTAAAACAAAAAAAGTCAGACTTTCATCTGACTTTTTTTAGTTTAAACAATATTATATTGTGTCCATAAAATCATCAATATCCTTTTTTGTTGTTACTTTTTTTTCTGGTTTAATAGGGATAGAATGTTTTTTTATTTCTACTTTTTTAGGTTCTGGCTTTTTTATTTCTACTTTTTTAGTTTCGACTTTTTTAGGTTCAACATCACACTTTGTAATTGTTGTTACTTTAGAAATTAATTTTTTATCTTCTTTTGCCGATTCTTCTTTTTCTTCTTTCATTTTTTCTAAAAATAAATTATTTTCATTTTCAGTCTTTTTCATTTCTTCTTCAAAATAATCTTCTATTTCAGAATCAACTATTAATATTTTTTCTTCTATCCATTCTTCATCTGGTTTATGTTCTTCAGTTTTACTCTGTGATAATAATTCTACAATTTCTTCTCTTTGAATTTCAAATTTATCTTCAGATAATTCTTCATATTTATACCCTGGAATCTTAAGTTTTTTAACTTTACCATAAATCATAATTTCATAATAATTATTATTTTCACCTAAAAATTTTTCTACATCTTCTATATCAAATATATCGTTATAATATAAAATTGATACTATTCTTCTGTCTATACTCATTATATTTATTTATTTTTTAAAATTCTGTTTGCCCACCGCCTTGTGCGCCACCTTGTGAGCCACCTTGTGCGCCTTGTGATCCACCACCTTGTGCTTGTCCACCAGTTGGAGGTGCTTGTGCTTGTCCACCTTGTAAATTTTGTCCACCACCCATTTCACCTTGTGGACCACCACCTGGTTCACCACTCATATCAGGCATTCCAGGTTCGCCACCACCGCCTCCACCACCGAAGCCGCCACCTCCGCCACCTTCACCAGGTGAAGCTAATCCACTCATCATCTTATATTTATTATTAGATTCTATATCTTTATCAGTAAATTTCATAATATTTCTAACAATCCATTCTATTGAAAGATATGGTTTACCTTCTGCATCTTGTAAATTGCTAGATAAAGTTGATGCAATTTCTGCTCTTTTAGATAAATTATTTAGATATTTCCATTCTTCAAATAAATCGTTAGAATTAAATTTTAATTTAATATAACTATCAAAAATTCTATCTTGTTCTAATTCTGGAAAATCTAAAACCATTTGAATTTTTAAAGGTTTGACCAATATTTCTTTGAATAATGTTCTTAAACGATTAACAAAAGTTTTAAATCTAATTTCATCCATTGTTAGAGATGATGTATCATCATAAAACGCACCACCACCAGTATCTTCATCTAATCTTGAGAATGGCATTTTAGATGCACGTTTCAATCCTTTATAAAACCATTGAAGTGTAATATCTTCATTCAATTCTGCTTGCTGTGGTTGTTCTATGGTCATTTCTGGGGTACCAGCTTCAGAACTTGGAAACCAATAATCTTTTGAATGAGGAATTTTAGTTGATCCATTAATATAAGGAATACCAGTTCTATCATCCCATTCAATATCTTCATGATATTCGCTCATCAATTGTTGAATTTGCTGTTCTGCTTGTTGTCTAGTTAATCCTCCAACAGGAATAACAAATTTTTTATAAATAGATGCTTGATTTAAGTTATACATCAATTTGGTAAACTCTAATAATTTTAATTGATTATAAGGTTTAATAAGTCCTTCAACATAAGAAGTTTCGTCATAATCTAAATTATTAGAATATGAAATATAAATAATATTAGCATCTAATAAAACTCTTCTTAATTGTGGAATATCTGGATTTTGAATCCAAACTACAGTACCAGTACCTGGCTCAGCGGCAACTATTAAAGTTAAAGGATCTAATAAATTTAAATCAATAATATTTTTTTGATTATCATCATAGACAGTTTCAAATGCCAAAAATCCATCAATCAAAAAAGTTTTCATATAATTCCAAGCAGTTAAACCATCATTGAAATTGAATGCATTATAAATTCTTCTAAAATTTTCTTGATATTTTGCTCTAATAGATTGATCATAATTATCTGGCAAATCTGTTACACTACAAAAATAATTATCATCGTCATACATTACTGCTTCCTCAGCTATTCTTGTGATATAATCTTTTATCTCTTCTTTAATAGCATATTGATGTAAAATTTTTCTTTTATCTAAATATCTTCTATCTAAATATGCTATTGATTTTTTTTCTAATATCTTAGATATAATTTTTTTTGTGAATAAATCGTACATATTTGTACCTGGTTCATAAAGTAAATTACTTGTATCTTGAAATGCACCAACTGCTTGACTATTTTTAACAACCATTTCTTGATCATCCATTCCAAAATTGCTCAATCTTCGTAATAATTTATTACCAAAACTTCTTCCTACATTACCTTTACCAAATTCATACATTGAATTAGGTTGGTTATATCTGTTGTATGTTGCCACGTTTATAATTATTTTTTATTATATATTAAAAAATGTTGTCTCATTTTTTTAATGAGAAATATTCCGTATTTTTGTAAAAATTAAAAACATTAATCATGAAAGCAAGTGAACATTTAATCGTATCAATCGTAGCCTTTGCAACATTAGCATTTGAATTTATAGTAAATACTGACATATTAAGAGAGCCTTATATGGTCGGTCTTTGTTTATTCCTTGGGTGTATTGGTGGATATAATTTAAGTGCAACATTTATGAAAAAAAAATAAATTGTGAAAACAGTATTTTGTAAAAATGATACATTATTTCCTAATTTTAAAATTGGTAAAATGTATATGTATAATATGTGTAATGATAATTATTATATAATTGATGAATATTCAATTGTATGGAGATTTGATAAAAAATGGCAAAATAAATTTCAAGATTTTTTCAACTTTAAAACAAAATATATATTATTTGATTCTATGTTTTATGAAATTAAAGAATTAAGGAGATTAAAATTGGAAAAACTTAATGGATTTAACATTTAAGGTAAATTATCAATCAATTTCAAATTTTTCTCAAAACTTTTCAATGATTTGTAAAAAGCCTCAATATCTGACTCATACAATTTTATTATTTCCTCAAACATTTTTATTTTACCAGAAAATTCACTTCTAAGGCTTTCATTTTGAATTTTACTTAAGGTATCATACATTAATCTATTATTAATATATAATGTATCTACAAAAACAAATCTATGTAATATTGAAGATGATATTTCAAAAACCTTTTCTATTTTAAGAACATCATATGCAGTTATTGCATAAGTTTTATTACCATTTCTTTTTAAAAAATCATAAATCCAAGTTATTTTAAAAGGAATCTCTTCTTTAACCCTTCCACCATCAGATATTTTATTTTCATTCTGTTCATATCTGGATATATTATTCTGTATTATTGTATCTATTAAATCAACTTTATACATTATTGGTAAATAATCAAAATTTACAGCAAATAAAATATTTTTATTATTAACAAGTTTTAATTGCATTCCTAAAATACCATTTTCGTTTGTATTTGGTACTGGAGGTATTGTTAAAATAGGACACCATAATCTATTACCATTATAATTATACAATATTAAATAAAACTTTCCTATTTGAACATTATTGATGGTTGTACCTCTAACTTGATTGTTAGGCTTTCTTAAAATATAAGTAAACAATTCTAAAGTTGATTCATTCCTAATTACCCTAATATTTTGGTTATATTGACCATATAAAGCTCTAATTTCATCTGTAAAATTCATTATATATTATATTTTTTTGATAATAATATAGATTCTAAATCTTTTTTATTTTTAGATACATAATCAATTTCTTCTTTATACATTCCTCTAGCTGAATTATTTAAAAATGAAAATTCTAGTTTTAATTCTTTTGGAATATTAGTATATTTAACGATATAATCGAAACTACCACGATCTAATTCAATAATTTTACCAATATTATTTTCAATAAAAGTTTCAATATCGTTAACATCAAGAATATCTTTATATCCTGGATCTTTATATTCAGAGCATAATACGTAATCACCTATTTTTACATCTTCTTTTAGATTTTCATATGTTTTAATATATTTCATAAATTATATTTTTTTGACATTATAAAAGCTTCAAGATCCTCTTTATTTTTATATTCTAATATAATTTCATGACTTTGTGCAAGATATGTATTATTGTTATTTAATATAATAGATAATGGAATATCTTTTTTATTATATAATATTCTAAATGTATTCCATCTTGAAAGTGGATTTTCTTCTATTTTTATTATTTGTCCAATTGTATTATTAAAGAATATCTTATCTCTAGGTCCCCATTTCAATCGATCTGGATTTATAATCACATAATTTCCAACTCTACTTAATTCACTTTCAGTTGCAGAAAATTCAAATGTTTTAATATATTTCATACGATATATATAAAATCAATAAAACTTTTTATTTATAAATTATTTTTCGTATCTTTGTATTCTAAAAGTTATTCAAATGAAAAAAATTGAAGTTTTACAAGCATTAGAGATTTTCAAAGAAAAAATGAAGGAGTATAATTTATTTACTCCAAAAACAACATATATGATTATAGATACGCCAAGTTATATGTATAAATATTTTGATGAAAATGATCATGCGATTGCCTGTTTTTCATACCTAGATTATTGGCATCAAGAAGATAGTTCGGAAAATTATTTAGTCACATTACATTTTGGAGATAGTAACGCAAATCTATTTGATTTTAAAATTTTAAAAATAATCATAGAAAGTTTATGAATACTACTCAATTACAAAATATATTTACATATACTGGAATCATGTTATTAGATAATAATTTAGCTATGACATCACCAGAATATTTTGAAGAAAAATCTATGAAATTTTTTGGAAAATTAGGCAAATCTGAATTTATTCAGTTTCCTAAACTAAAATACAAATATAAAACTGATGAGAATTTTCTTAAAAATTATGATGGATTTCATGAAAATTTTTGGTTAGAGTATTGCAAACTTTGGAATATAAAATCAGATAATTATGAATTAATGAATAATCTAAATTTTCTTCTGAATGTTTTTCCACCACATCGTGAAATGAAAACAAATATCACTATTAATAATTTTGAAAAATATATTGGAAATATAGAATCTGTCACAAATGTAGAATTGTCATATATGGTGCATCCAGTATTAATGGAGTACATTATTAATAATTTAAATTTGAATGATAGATATTGTAAATTAAGAATGTTAGAGAATATTTAAGGTATAAGTCCTTTACTTTTGAGCCATTCTTCTGTAATTATTTTAAAATGTAGATTTCTTTTCTCACACCACTCTTTTGTAAATGCCCATTTGTGTAAATTTTTCTTATATGTTATTTGAGCATATTCAAAATTTTCTAACATTTTCAATGTCTGTTTCTTTGGTTGAACAGGTATTTCAGTTTCACTTTTTGGTTTAATCTCTATAACTAATCTATTATAAGTTTCTTTATCATTATTATTAACTGTTTCTACATAAAAATCTGGATAATATCTATGTGTTTCTAATATATGAGTTTTGCTATTAACAATTTGATAAGGAATTTCTATACCTTCAGCACTCCATTTTATAACATTTTGGTTCATATCACAGAATCTACAAAATGCAAATTCCCAAGAACTTCTGTATATTACAGGATATGATCCTATATATTTATCAGGATTTTGTACTAAATAATTACCTTGTTTATATTTCAGATTAGATATTTGTGATCTGTTTCTAGACATTAATAATTTTTATTTCTAAAAGCATTTGGATTTGGTGGATCTTGAATAAGTTTAGTGTTATCAGTAACTGGAATATAATTTTTACCTTTGTTGGCTAATGCAACATCATATAATGTAGGAAATCTATTATACCCACCAGTTTTGATATCATTATATTGAATATCTCTTATAAGTAGAATAAATTCTTCTTCACTCCTTTGTGGTGGCGAAGGTGCAGGTGTTGTTTCAACATACCCGTCATTTCTAACCCAATCTCTTAGTGCCATAATATGTATATATAAAAATTTTTATGTCTATTAAATATTATGCAAACCTTTGCCATCATTTGAATGACTTAAACTTATCATTCTTGGTGAATCTTGATTATTTTTCTTCTGATAAATGACATTTAACCCACCTGCTATGCCTCTTTTACAAATTTCAGAAAAATATGGAAATGCTGATGAATATTTCTTCTCATTGAATAAAGACCAATTTGATAACATCATAAGAATGCCCTGTTGCATACAATCAAATTTATCATCTGAAGTTTTATATTTCCTTTCAAATTTTTTAATCATTTCTTCACCAATTTTAATGATCATATTTTCTGCTTTTTTTGTTAGTTTACCTTTACCTTTACTAACCACAATTTCGAAATAGAAATCAGTATCGTCTATGTATCTCGCCATATATTATGTTATTTTTTGATATTTTTATCTCAACTGCCTATAAATATATGAATTATGAAATACCTTTATTGCCTTAAATTATGTTTATTTAGTCTAAATTAAAATAGTGAATTAATTGTTATATCATGTTAGGAATTAAAAGTTTATGAAAAATGTAAATTTTTTTAAATTAACGTAAAAAAAAGGTCATATTAAATATGACCTTCTTCATAAATTATTGTAAATTAATTATAAAATCATTCTTTTTGCCTTTACCTTATCGTCTTTAATTTGCTTAAGATTTTCATAAAGATCGTGTTTTGAAATAAGTAAGTCGTTAAATGTTTTTTTCAATGCCTCATCTTCATTTACCAATTCTTCATGTTCTTTCAATAATGCTAGACCTTCGTCAATTTGTTTAATTGCTTCTTTAACTTCCATTTCTTTATCTTCTAATGTCCTCAAATGTTTAATTTCTTTTGAAAGTTTATTATCTAAAAATTTTGTTAAATCATAATCAAGTTCTCTTTGAACATCATTAATTAAATCATTTGCTGAATTATATTCATAAAAAGCTGTACCTGTTCTTGCATCGTTATTATAAACATACATTTTATCCTTATAATTTACTACATAACATTCTAAATATGGATGTAATACATTTTCAACCTTTAATGCAATATCTAAATCTACAAATTTATCAATGTTGTGAGCTGCAG